TGGAGTGTTAGATACGAACTGTTTGCCTTTGCGACTTGCCGATAGTTTCTTCCGATTTGTAGCCGACTTTTCCGACCCCGAAAGTTCGCTCCACGCCTTTTTCGGCAAATATCTTGTCGTACCAGACTTTCTAATAGCAGGTTTTCCATCGGACGTAGTCCACTCCTCTTTAGTCCACTTTGACAGCTTTTTCTGTGCAGAAGTCTTAGGCCCAGTATACCCGCCACCAGCTTTCTGATAACGCTGGTTCAAGAGTTGTGCTTTACGGGCAGACCATTGACCGGGCCGGCCCCCTTTGGAGCCGGCCATAATCTCATTTTTGAGACGGGTCCGCAACGATGGCTTGTTGTATGTCATTTCTACTCCTTGACCTGTGGTATCACCTCGCCCGCTCCTGCGGCGAGGTGGACTATTCCCGTCCCCCCCTATAGTCCCCCCCAATCGTTACATCAACAAAACACACCCAAAAACTGCTCTGCGGGATATCTGGTATGTAACGATTGGGCTTCTTTTTGATGGCTTCAAACGAAGAACTTGTGTTGTCTCCGAAGCAGGAGCGGTATTTGGAGTGGCTGTGCACTGTGCCGTCTGAGCGTCAGCCTGCGACAAAGAAGCTGCTGGCTGCCGAGGTGGGTGTTGACGTGGTAACTTTGCGTCGCTGGGAGAAGAAACAGGTTTTCCGTGACCGCTGGCAAACCTATGTTGACGAGACTCAGGGGTCGCCAGAACGCTCTCAGAGGGTGTTGGACAGCCTGTATGAGAAGGCTTTGGCTGGTGATGTGAAGGCTGCCCAGTTGTATTTGCAGGCGACGAACCGTATGGCTCCGCCTACGGTTACTGTGAACTCTCAGCAGAAGTCGTCAACCCTGTCGGATGACGAGTTGGATGCTTTGATTGGGGCTTTGGCTGAACGGGAGTTGGAGGCACGTAAGAAGTCTCCGTTGAGGGCGGTGTGAGTGCCACAGTCGAGTGTCCGACCTGCGGGTCTGAATACCCGCCGGTTGCCTGTCGTTGGCGTTGCCCAGAGTGCGGATACAAGGATTCTTGTTGTGAGGGCGAGCCGAGAAGGATGAGGGACTATGACGAGTAAACCCACCAATGACGCAATGTTTGAAACCCTTCGGGAGCTGTACCCGTCTGTGGCACCTACGTTGGGTGACCTTCTGTCGGCATTCTGGGCAGACAACGGGCTAGAGAACCGTGGAGCCCTTCAATACGCGTTTTATGCCAACGCTGGTGCCCCCGGCACCACGTTGGGGGACAATGCGAACGCATTCTGGGGTGACACCGACTACGTGTATTACAACCTTGATGCCGAGGACGGAACAGACCTGCTATTAGAAGACGGCGGTTTTATCCTCATGGAAGCAGGTAACGTCTGATGTCTGACAAGAAAATTACCCAGCTGACCGCACTTACCAGTCTTGCAGCAGCCGACCTGTTTGTCGTCGTAGACGACGTTGCCGGCACCCCTGTCAGCAAGAAGATTGCCGCTTCCGATATTGCCACCTATATTGGGCAGTCTTTGGCTGATTCGGCAGACATTGTTCTATCCGCAGCAGTATTCAGTTAACGAAAGGCAATCATGGCCACTTTTAACAAGCTCACTCTTTCTGGTTCGACCGACGGTCGCCCCGTAAAGGTCGCTGCCACGGCAACGCCGGGCACGACCATCCATACCGGTTCTAGCACCGCTACCGTCTACGACGAGCTTTGGCTTTATGCACAGAACACGGACTCGACAGACCGCAAGCTGACTGTCGAGTTTGGCGGCACCACGTCGCCGGATGACTTGATTGAGTTCACTGTGAAGGCCGAGAACGGTCTGTATCTGATTGTGCCTGGGCTGGTTATTAAGGGTAATGCGACTCCGCTCGTTGTCCGTGCGTTTGCTGCTACGGCGAACGTGCTGACCATTTCGGGATATGTGAACCGAATCACCGCCTAATATGCCCGGAGTTAACAGGAACCGTGCCCGTGCATCATCCACGGGCACGTTGGCGCCCCGTGGCCGACGGTCCGGCAGCGGCCAGGTAGATTCACTGTGGCGTGGTTCAGATGGCCCACCCACATCCGTTGAGTACCTGATTATTGCTGGCGGAGCTGGCGGTGGCCGAGGTTCTGCATCCAACCTTTACCGAGGAGGTGGTGGTGGTGGTGCCGGATTTAGGTCTGGCACACTAACCAACCCTACCTCGGGTACTGTTACCGTTGGCGCTGGTGGTACTGCCGCTGCCAACGTCGGTGGTAATGGAAACCAGTCGGCTTGCTTTAGCAATACAGCTGCCGGAGGATTCGGCGGTAACGGTCCCGGAAACGGTCTTGGTGGTGCGGGTGGTACCGGTAGTTCTACTGGCGGAGCAGGCGGTAATACGCCTGCCGGTGTCGGTGGTGCTGGCAACTCTTCATCTATCTCTGGCGCTTCTACCGTTTACGGTGGTGGTGGAGGTGGCGGTGGCGCCACCGGTGGAGCCGGCGGCTCAGGTGGCGGCGGCAAAGGCGGAGACGACTCGCTCAACAACGCTGTTGCAGGAACCGTCAACCGCGGCGGAGGCGGCGGTGGTGGAGACCTTCAGAACGGCAACGGTGCAACTGGCGGTTCTGGCATTGTCATTATGCGATATGCCGACAACTTTGATGACCTTTCCAGCATTAACGTCGGACTGACATGGACCCTTACCGTTTCTGGCGGATTTAAGATTTACACGTTTACTGCTGGCACTGGCACGGTGACCGTCTAATGGCACACTACGCATTCCTCGACGAAAACAACATTGTCACCGAAGTCATCGTTGGCCGCCACGAATGGGAAGTCGTCGGAGATGTCTCCGACTGGGAAGCCCACTACGGGGAAATCCGCGGCCAACGTTGCCTACGCACTTCGTACAACGGCAATATCCGAGGCTGCTACGCCGGCATCGGATACACCTATGACGAAACGCTAGACGAATTCATCGCACCACCAGACCCAGAGGAGACCCCAGATGTGGAATAAAGTCCACCCCACCCAGCGCGCCATGCTCAAGTCATGGGCCAAAGTGTTCGCCGCAGCGGTCATCAGCCTTTTCATGGCTGGTGAGCGCGACGTCAAAGCCCTTGCAATCGCCGGGGTCAGCGCACTCCTCCCCGTCGTATACTCCTACCTTGACCCCACCGACGGACGCTGGGGACGCGGCTACATTGCCCCACGCCGGAAGGCTGCTGCCAAGAAGGCATAATGGAACTGCAAGACCTTCTCAACGAGAAGGAATGGCGTAAATGCCGAGGCCCAGAAAAGCCTGACAGCACAGAACTCGTAGAAGCATTCACATACTTCTGCGCCAACTACTGGACTATCAGGCACCCTGAACGCGGACGAATCAAATTCGTCCTGCGTGAAGCCCAAATAGAGACAGCCGAAACCTGGATAACCGAACGGTACAGCATCGTACTGAAAGCACGCCAGATTGGATTCTCCACCCTGGCAGCCGCATTCACCTTTTGGGAAACATTCTTCTGGCCAGACCGCTTCACGGTTATGCTTTCCCGCACCGAACGCGAAGCAGCCAAACTACTCCAGAAAACCAAATATGGCTACAAGATGCTGCCCCAATGGATGAAAATCCGTGGCCCAGAACTCCTATCCGACAACCAACTGAAAATGGTATTCGCCAACGACTCCGCCATTGAGTCTTTGCCTTCCGGTAACGACCCTGCCCGAGGCGAATCCGTATACCGCGTCGTCATTGACGAAATGGCATTCCTCCCCAATCCAGAAGAAGCCTGGGCCTCCATCGAGCCGGTGGCCGATGTCGGCGGACGCGTCATCTGCCTGAGCACCGCAAACGGCGAAGGCAACATTTTCCACAGCCTCTGGGTCGGCTCACAAACAGGCAACAACCGTTTTACTGGCATCTTCTTCCCCTGGTCCGCTGGAGAACGCGACGACGAATGGTACGAAGCCAAACGCAACGAACTCCCAGACTGGCAGCTCGCCCAAGAATACCCATCCAACCCCGAAGAAGCATTCATTCGCTCTGGACGCCCCGTATTTGATATTGACGCACTGCGCGACTATGAGCTAGTCCCGCCAGATACCGGGCTTCTACGGGACGGCACAGGCCGCAACGTCTACGACTTTGACCCCTGCGGCGGCCCCCTCAGTGTGTGGGAAGAACCACAACTAGGCGAAAGTTATGTTATCGGAGCGGACGTCGCCGAAGGCCTTGGCCACGGCGACTACAGCTCCGCACACGTCATCAGCGCCGAATCCGGCCTGGTTGTTGCCATCTGGCACGGACACATAGACCCCGACCTATTTGGCACCGACGTCCTTGCCCCACTCGGCTTCTATTACAACTACGCTCTTATTGGGGTTGAGTCAAACAACCACGGCCTGACCACCATCAAAGCACTACAGCGTGCCAGTTACAGGAAAATGTATAAGCAGCGCCGCCTCAACCACACTGCCCCACGTCCGACCGACGTCTATGGTTGGCGGACCACAGCCACATCAAAACCCCTGGCCATAGACGAACTCGCACGAGTCATCCGCGACCGGATGCTTGGCCTCTACTGCGAATACACCATCGCAGAACTCAAAACCTTTGTCCGAGAAGACAACGGCAAAACCCACGGCTCCCCACACGACGACCGAGTCATGTCCCTGGCTATTGCCAACCAGATGCTGAAACATGTCTGGTCGCCCGAATATCGGCAAGAGACCGCCCCCAGAAAGAACTCATTGGGTTGGTGGGAACGCCACCTTTTCAAGGAAAATAAGCCCGAACGCACCCCACTTGGTGGTTTCAACGTATCAGAGTAACGAAAACGCTGCTTTACATGGAAACAATCACCCTAAACTGCCAAAAGTGCGGGCGGGAATGGATTACTGACGCCATTCCACCCCGAGGCGAGATTTGCTTCAAATGCCATATCAAAACTGTCAACCTCGGTTTTACCTATGGCAAAGAAGACTTCCACGGCCCCACTATTCGTGAACGCCAGGACAAGATTGTTTCGGACGCCCAAATCAACGGCTACAACCCCGAGCCCATCACCAACTGGATGTAACACTATGGATGCAGCAACCGCGACCGTCACCATCATCGTAGCCCTAATTGGTGGGCCGGTAGTAGTGGTACTGCAAAAACTCCGTAAAGAGAACAGCGAACAGCACGCTGAAAACGGCATCCTGCTCCGCCATATTGGACGCAAACTAGACCGAGTCGCAACCACGCTCGACCAGCACATCGGCTGGCACGAGGGAAAGGCCCAGAATGGCCCGCAAGAGTAACCGCGATATCCTCACTGGATATCGCAACCGCATCGAACAGTCCGTTCGCTGGCGCAAAGAAGAACAATACGACGACCTGTGGCGCCGCATGATTGACATGTACCGCGGCAAGCACTACCACAGCTACAGCGAAGAAGACCGCCTCCTCGTCAACCTGGCATTTGCCACCATCAACGTCATCTGGCCAGGCGTTTCCGTCAATAACCCAAAGGTTGTTGTAACCGCCCGCAAGGCAGACAACGCAGCCCAAGCCGTATTCGCAGAAGCCATCGTTAACTACTGGTGGCAGCGATACGACTGCCAGAACCATTTCCGAACCGCCGTTAAAGACTACCTGATTATGGGTCACGGCTGGCTTAAGACCGGCTACCGTTTCGTAGAAAAAGACCGCACCGAATACGAAGACTCCGACGACCTTGCCGACAAAAGTGCCGAGTCATACACCGAAACCGAAATCATTATTACCGAAGACCGCCCCTACGTTGAGCGCATCTCCCCATTTGACATGTTTGTTGACCCGGACGCAACAAGCATTGACAACATGCGTTGGATTGCCCAACGCATCCGCCGCCCCTTGAACGCCGTCAAAAGCGACAAACGGTA